TTTGTTGGTATAAGCACGAACGTAACAGGCAGGGATTAGATCCTGTCCGCCATCACGCTTAACCTTCAGGACTGAAGAATACGATCTCTGAGCAGGTAAAGCGCGAGTCGAAAACTTGGGCCTTTTTGCAGAGGCCCTAGCTATCCCTCGCTCCCTCACTCTTTCAATCTCATTCCTCATCGCCTCGTGTTCCTCATCTCTACTTAGAGAATAACCTTCAGGCCGCTGGGCCATACTAATCACTCCCTTTTCGACAGTCCGAACACTTTCGGGCATGCTGGTAAGGGCCTTGCGTATTTTCTTATCTTTGCGACACAATCCCTGAAGAACTGGGGGCAACTCATCCAGGTGTTTGTCAGCTTGTTTAGCCAACACACGCAGGTTAGAGCGGACCACCCTTCGGAAAGTTTTCCCGTTGTAGGTAGCCTCAGCTGCGAAGCCAAGGACATCCTCGGTACCAGAGTCCATCCAGATAGCAGATGCGTTAAACTTTCGTACTTCGTGACCGTCGGCAAAAAGTGTGGAATTAATTTCTCCAAGGCGACGGGAGACCATGGTCTTCTCCTCGTTCACAATGAGGCCCACTTTGCTGCCTTCCTCGATCACTGCACCCCGAAGATTCGTTCCTGACCTAGGTTCTCGTGTGAGAAGGTCATCTCCATTGACAAGAAGTGGGTGACTACTCCACTCGCGGAACGAAACTTCTCCCCTCTCGAGAAGCCGGACCATGGCGAGATCAACTACGGTCTTATTGATCAAGCATAGCAGCGGGAAACTCATGACCGAACCCATAGGTTGGCCAGTCTCCGCAACGCAATCACCGAGATTCAGATTAGCTAAAACGCCGAGCGCCCGCTTCTCGTCATCATCAAGGTGATCCGCCTTCTCCATCAACACCTCAACTGCCGTACGAACGTAAACGCTCTTAATATTGTCTGTCGCAGATGAATAATCAAACGACAACATGTCGGCGCCTGTGAGGCGTTGAACGTGTTCTCCGGTAGGGTTACCGACTAACAACCACCCTTTCCTACGTAAGCTATCATAGAGACTGTAATGAAGAGGAGCCAGAATCCTTGTATTTTCAGCCGAGTATAGAGTCACTACACGGGGCTTACCAGAACTGAATACCAACTCAGTTCTGCACTCATCTGAAAACTCCTCAACATTCCAATTGCCTCCGTCCTTTCTACGAAAACGCCGGGTAGCGTTCCCGTTGGGTATGAAAGGACGCCTACGTGTGTCCCATCCCTTCTCAACGTTCATCGAGAACGCGGTACGAAACCGCGCTAGATGATCGACGTCGACGTCGACTGGTCGGACACGAGCGGCTTTCCATTGAATAAGCTTCTCTTCAAACCGCGGAAGGCAAAATTGACAACAGCTCTTTTCGATCTTTTGAACTGTTTTAAAGCTTAATTCACCCACAGGATCAACGTGGATGAAACAGGAGCGTACAGCGGATTTGAGTCCACCGCACAAAATGGACGACGGGGGATCGCTCGTCTTGGTATAACCAAGATCCGAAAACCAGCGGACGAGCGTTTTAGCCTTTACCCCAAGGCGTAATTGAAGGGTACAGCCCTCCTCTTCCGGCGCATCTTGCAACACCGAATATGGGTTGGAGGACAGAACCGGGAGTTGTGAGGACTCTCCCAAAACTTCGAAGAATTCACTTTCGTAAGCCGCTAACTCTAGAGCGGCAGCATCCGCTGGTCGGAACTCGTGGCCTACTAAGCCGACGCCCACGGCCCCCACCGCACACCCCGAAACACAGGGGTCGAGGGTAGCATTGTCACTACCAGTACGGGCAGAGGGAGTCCGAGCCCTCCCGGCATTAACCGAACGGGGTTGCCCCCGAACGACCGGGGGACGCCGTTGTTGGGCACATGCCTCTTGAGCTCCACGGATTAGGCCTTTTTCATTCTTTATACACGTGATTGTAGCCATGTCGCTTTCGCTGGTAGTCGTGTCCGCGCTTCTTATACGTCAAGAATGCTAGAAACGTTGGATACTCGGCCGAAGCTTTTCGCCCAGATTATTATTGTTTTGTTATGCGGTACTCCTCACTAGTCGGAACTCCGCAGAGCATTTTCAGTTTTGTCTGGCCTCGAAAGGACTACCCCCTTATTTATCGATGATAGGGTTACATCATGTGGTTTCTTTACTGTGTTACCACCAATACCAGTTGGAGGGGAAAGTCAACGTAGCTAGGCATAAGCTGCCTCTGACCCGGGACGCAAAACCCGGAAACCCGAAGACTCACCAAACACTCGGTACCCTTGCGCTCAGTGAGCTCTGCCGACGCCATGGAGAGGCGTAAACAACCAGGCACCTTCTTGG